ATCTGACGCTGGGGTCAGGCGCTGTCATCAGCGAGGCTGAACTAGAGGCCATTGACGGCGTTACAGCAGGCACTGTGGCGGCATCCAAGGCTGTGATCGTTGACAGCAACAAGGACATTGCCAGTTTTCGCAACGTGACGCTGACTGGCGAGTTGGATGCTGGGTCACTGGACATTAGCGGCGATGCTGACATTGATGGCACGCTGGAAGCTGACGCCATGACGCTGAACGGCACGGCGATCACAGCCACAGCCACGCTGGACACGGGCATATCTAACAACAACGTGCCAAAGTTTACCAGCGGCGTGGCAGATGATGATTTCCTGCGCGTGGCTGGCACGGCCATTGAAGGCCGGTCTGCATCAGAAGTGCTGTCAGATATTGGCGGTCAAGCCAGCCTGACATTCGGCATCAGCAATACAAATGCCGTGAAAATTGACAGCAGTTCAGTGGCTGATGATGAGTACGCTCGTTTCACAGCTAATGGCCTTGAAAGCAGGGCGACATCTGAAGTGCTGTCTGATATCGGCGCACAAGCATCACTGACTTTTGGCATCTCAAACACGAATGCAGTTGAGATCGACAGCAGTTCAGTGGCTGACGATGAATATGCCAGGTTCACTGCAAACGGGCTGGAAAGCAGATCAACATCAGAAGTGTTGTCCGACATCGGTGCAGTCACACAGGCAACCGCGCAAGCCGATGCCACAGCTTTAGCAATAGCACTAGGATAAGAGGTAAAACATGGCCAACACTTTCAAAGTAGTATCGCACGATGTGATGCCAGCAAGTGCTGGCACGCCGGAAGATTTATATACAACGCCGGGGTCAACCACGACTGTTGTTATCGGGCTGTTGATTGCAAACATTCACACGGCGCAAGTCACCGCATCGGTGAAGCTGGTCAGCGATACATCTGGCGGCGGCAGGACCGCAACCAACACCACCACATTCCTTATCAAGTCGATGCCGATACCTGTTGGCGCTTCTATGGAAGTGCCGCTGGGCGGCAAACTGGTTCTGGAAACCACAGACAAAGTGCAAATAGATTGCTCTGTAGCTGACAAGGTTTCAGTCACCATGAGCATCATGGAGATCACCTGATGAGCAAGGATCGTTTTATTGGCAAGGACGGGCGGCAGACCAGTTATGAGAGCATCATCCGTCAGAACGAACAGACTGTGGTTGCAAGCCTGACCATTGATGCAACGAACAGTGGCATGTCTGCTGGCCCTATCACGATTGATACCAGCACCACCGTCACTGTTAATGGATATTGGAGCATCGTATGACCAGCGTATTGAATGTAGACACGATTGCTGCGAAGGACGGTACATCACCTGTTACGTTGACTAAGCAGAGTGCGGCAAAGGCGTGGAACAATTTAAGTTTTAGCGGTGCATCTATAGGTGACAGTTTTAATACTGCAAGCATAACGGATAATGCTACAGGTAGATTTACCTGTTCATTTACCAATTCTTTTGTAAATGCAAATTATTCTTCCGCTGGGTCATCACGTTTTAGTTTAACAGATGCGGATGTGTCAAACAGAGGTGTAAGCCACCAACCTGCTACTAACAGCGTAAGTATTGTATCTTTTAGAACAGATACAGGCGCACTAACAGATGATGCAGGAGTTGACAGTCAATTTCACGGAGACCTCGCATAATGGCAAGCATACTCAAAGTCGATACAATCACAGGCGTAACCACGGCTGGCTCTATTGCGGTGACAGGCGAGGGCAACTCGACCACAACTAATTTGCAGCAGGGGCTGGCGAAGGCGTGGCACAACTTCACTATGATAAGTAGTAATACCACTAGAGATTCTTTTAATATTTCTAGTTTTACAGACAACGGAAGCGGCGATGCTACTACAAGTTACACAAATGATTTCGCCAACATTAATTATGCCATAGCTGGTATGGCAGGGGAGTCGGGCAGTACAGGTGTTAATGATGTATATATTAACGTTGCCCGTTCCTCCAACTATTCAGACTCTATGAAAGTAGGCTCTACTAGAATTACGTCTGTGTCTGACTCCTCTACTAAGCAAGATAGAGATGTGTTCTTAAATATGCACGGAGACCTCGCATAATGGCTAGTGAACTGAGAGTAAACACCCTGAAGGATGCCAGCGGGAACAACAGCGTGGCTACGTCGGTTGTTGCACAGGGTAGTGCGAAGTCTTGGCTACATTATGACCAAAAAGACACGGTAATTATTCGTGATAGCTTTAATGTTGCTAGTGTCGCTGATGATGGGTCAGGGGCTTTCACCCCTGCCTACACCTCAAGTATGGCCAACGCAACCTATGCCCCGCATATGTGTTCTATAGCAACATCATCAAACTTAGGATTTAACCGACTAGGCACAGCTATGGCGACAGGAAGTTGCCAGTACGTTCATTATGAAAATCAAAACGGTACGGACACTGATTTGCTTACAGTTAGCGTAGATGGAGACCTCGCATGAGTAAGGCAGCAGAACTCGCCGCCGAAACTCCTGACTTCCAAGGCACACATTTATGGGACAGGCTCTGCTGGGCCAAAGAAAACCTTGAGCCGGTGCAGTCAGACTACCGTGTCGTGTACGAGGACAGCGTTGATGAGTGCGCCAAGATACTGGTGCCTGACCCTAACTGGATGGCGGCTGCATTGCAGGGCGGTATCCTGCCGCCGGTATGGGTATACTGGGAACTAGCAGAGGACGAAGCCGAAGAGGGCTTCACGAAGCACACTCGTGGCTACCTGTTGCACAACACCACGCCTGTCGATGCAATGACAGAAGAACAGGCGATTGAGTATTTGATTATGAAAGATGTGCCGCAGTCTGTGTGGCGCGAATGGGATGGCGGCAACAAGCCGAAGATGGTTATCTGCCGCAAGGAACAGCTTCCAGCAACCCGTGAGTGGCGCAATGCTTGGAAGATATCGGAAGACCTAGCCACTGATGAACTTGCCGCGTAGGAGCGTATCATGACAACAACTTACATCGTTGATAAGGACGGCAATCAGATTGATGCGTCCACAGCCACAGTCCCATCAGACCGTCACTTTCGTGGTGCTTGGTCGCTTTCGGGTTCTGTTATTTCTGAAGACATGACGAAGGCGAAGGAAATCTTCAAGGACAAAATCCGTGAAGTACGCACGCCGCTGCTTGATGCAGAAGATGTTGTGTATATGAAGGCGCTTGAGGCTGACGATGCTTCTGCAAAGACTGCATCTGCTACAGCCAAGACTGCATTGCGTGACGCACCGGCTGCCTCGGCTATTGGCAGTGCATCGACCATCACTGAACTCAAGGCAGCTTGGGACACGGCTGTGCTTGGCGACAGCCCATACGCATAATGGCAAAGCCCACCGTCACATCTGTCCAAGCACAGGTGGACACGCATGAGGCTGTCTGTGCGGAGCGTTGGAAGGAAACCATCCTGCGGATCAAGCGCATTGAACACATTATGATCGGCACTGCTGGCACGACGATCTTGCTTCTGATCGGTATCATTGTAAGCCAGTGATGACTGTCTTTGTCCTGATGGTCTACATCGGGCTGGGCGAAAACGAAAAACTACATTCAGACAAAATGATTTTCCGCAGTCTGATTGATTGCCAATGGTATGCCGCGCGCATCGTCAAGGTGTACGGCAACTATGGCTACACGCGCGCTGGCACAGAGAAGATCACGGCGTATTGCTTGCCTCGCGAGATACAGGAAGGCACCAACGAAAGGCTGTATTGATGGACCCGATATCCGCGATGGCCACAGCCACGGCTGCGTTTAACGCAGTTAAAAAAGGCATCAGTATCGGGCGCGACATTGAATCTATGGCCAGTGATTTAGGGCGTTGGATGGGCGCACTGAGCGATCTGGATATGCTTGAGAAGGAAGCGAAGAACCCACCGATCTTTAAGAAGCTGTTCTCTGGACAGTCGGTTGAGCAGGAAGCGATGACTGCCTTTGCCAACAAGCAGAAGGCGCAGCAAATGCGTTACGAGCTGCAACAGTGGATATCGCTGACGATGGGCAAGTCCAAGTGGGATGAGCTGGTTGCGATGGAAGGGTCCATCAGGCGTAGACGCAAGGAAACTCTGTATCGGCAACGGGAGCGCCGCCGCAAGTTTGTGGAGATCGTGGCGTGGATTGTTGTGCTGGGGGCTGGCCTTGCCGCGCTGGTCGCTTTCATCATGCTGCTCAAAGCGCACACAGCACAGGCGCAAGCTGCCAATGATCTGACGGTCTGCCGGCTAACCAAGTGCATGAAGATCGACAAGGACACCACAGCGTGCGTCTACAGGGGCGCTCACAATACACAAGAAACCATGATGTTCTCGCCGCGTGAGTTCCGGCCACGCGAATACCTGTGCCAGTGGGACATTGACCAGCCGCCACCGCCTGACATTTACGAGACCTTAAAAGGCATCAGGGACAGCCAAAATTGAACCGCATCATTTTTGGCGCAGACGACTATCTAAAATCATGGGCAGCAAAGCGCATTGGCATTGACCAGTTTGGGCCAAGCGTGGCGATTGGCGTGCAGCGTGACGATCAGATTATTTGCGCCGCCATTTACCATGACTTGAGAGAAGGGCAGATCGAGGCGTCAATAGCTGCTTCCTCCCGGCGCTGGGCGTCCCGGTCTGTCCTGCACACGCTGTTTGCGTATCCGTTCAAGCAAGTCGGAGCGCACCGCCTGCTGGTGCAGTGCAATGAGGCCAACGACAAGGCTATGAAAATGAATAGGCAGCTAGGCTTCACACAAGAGGGCAGGCTGCGGCATTTGCATGGCGCAGATGATGGCATCCTGTGGGGAATGTTGAAGGACGAATGTAAATGGATAAAGGGCTAAAATAATGGGCAAGTCATCACCAGCACCACCACCAGTTCCTGATCCAAACGAACTGATAAACGCCCAGGCCAACGCAAACCGCATCACGCAGTTTACGCCTTATGGCAATCTGCTGTTTGGCTCCGTAGGCGACCAAGGTCAGTTTGTGCAGGGCGCAGTACCAGAAGACGGGCAGGCGGCAGCATTCACACAAGAAACGCCGTTTCAGGCGCAGATGCGTGCGGCGACTGAAGGCACTGGGCTGGGCCTTGGCAATCTGGCATTCAACCGTGTCACAGGCCGACAAGTGGTTGGTCAGAACGCTGATGGATCGCCAATCTTTGCTGATGATCCTGATTTTCAGAACCCGTTTAGAACTGCGCCGACACTGGCTGGCGTTCAGCAGGCACAAGACATTGACCCGACTACTGGCCTGCCTGCGTTCCAAAGCGAGATCAGCACCACCACGCCCATGCCCACCAGCATCAACACTGAGGGTCTGACGGCCTTACAGAGCGATCCAGAGGCGTTTCGCAGTAACATTGAACAGACACTGTTCAACCGGCAGCTAGGGCTGTTGCAGCCAGAGTTTACGCAGCAGCGTGAGGCGCTTGAACAGAACCTAGCAGATCGCGGCATTCCGATCACATCACAGGGCTACAACGACGCTGTGAACCGTCTGGAGACACAGCAAGGTGAACAGCTAGGACGGCTGGCACAGCAGGCCACACTGACAGCGGGGCAGGAATCTGACCGGCTGGTCAACCAAGCACGCAACATTCGGGCGCAACAGTTTGGTGAGCGTGCGGCTGGCGGTGAGTTCGGACTGGCGGCACAAGGCCAAGGATTTAGCCAGGCAGCGGCAAATGCACAGCTTGCCAACGCTGCACGCCAAGACACTGTGGCCAATCAACTGCTGTCTAACCAGATCGCTAACCAAGCACGCAGTCGCGACATTGCAGAACGAAATGCGCTGCGCGGTCAGAATTTCAATGAACTGGCAGCACTGTTGGGTGGCCCACAAATACAGCAGGGCAGCTTCTTTGCACCTGGCGGGATTGATACGCAGGGAGCGTTTGGCGCACAGATGGCTGCACAGCAGAACGCCTACAATCAGGCTATGGCAAATCAGTCAGCAAATCTTGGCGGCTTGTTCGGTCTGGCTGGCAATCTTGGTTCAGCATACTTGCTTTCATAGGGGTGATTGATGGCACTAAATCCTAGACAAATGCTTGGCCTGGGCAACGCACGCCCATCAATGCGTTACCAGCAACTGAACCAATCATTTCAGTCCGATCCACGCCGCATCCTTGGCCAAGCGCTAATGCAGCAGGGTGCAAGCGCTGCGCCGGTCAGAACGCCCCTACAAGGGCTTGGCAGGCTGTCTAGCGCACTGGTCGGCGCGTATCTACAGCGCAAGGCTGGTGACGCACAAGTTGAGCGTGAAACCGCTATGACAGACCAGATTATGGGTATGTTGCCAGAAGACGCGACGGCTGGTCAGCGTGCTTTTGCAGCAGCCAACCCGGTGGCGTTTGCACAACTGGCTGGGCAATCAGCTTTTGCGCCGACAAGCCAAGCATTCACATCAAGCGTTGACGGCGGCGGCACAATTTATGGAACAAGAACCACCGGCCCATTTGGGCAAAAGTCTGAAACAGTCTCAGGGTTTGCAGCACCGCCAAAGCCCTCAAAGCCATTAGACAAATTCCGTCCTTTAACTGCTGCTGAAATTGAATCTTACGACCTGACCGCAGATGAGGCACAGAATTTCCAGATTAATGAAACCACTGGCAGACTTGTAAGCCCACGCGGTGCTGCCCCAACAGTAAATGTTACAAATGCACCCACCTTGGCCGGTGAAACGGAATTTGCAAAAGGCATTGCCAAGGCTCAAGTCAAACAGCTTGAAACTTTAACTGAAAAAGCGAATTTGTCCGCTGAAAATG